CGGCGGGCTCGTCGGGCTCGGCGGGCGCGGCGGGCTCGGCGGGCTCGGCGGGCTCGGCGGGCTCGGCGGGCTCGTCGGGCTCGGCGGGCTCGGCGGGCGCGGCGGGCGCGGCGGGAATCCATCCTTTAACCCAGAAGGTCCAATCGTGTTAATCCCCGGAGAGAATGTCCTTGTGTTCATGCCGCACGGGTACGGGTTTGCCGTGTTCGTGGGTCTGGTGGCCTCAGAACAACCCCAAGGCTGGATCGTTGATCCCGCACGAACCGTCGAGCAAATCAATCCAGACGATTCATCCGATGCCAGGTGGGTCGAACTGGCCGAGGGCAAGGACAAGCCACTGCGTTCACGGTGCCAGTATGGGAAGCCAATCAAAGGCGGCGTCCGCGTGCCGCTGGGCGTCCTTTCGATCCTTTGGCACGGGGAGCTTCCATGAGCCGCCTGATCCTCTGGTCCGTCGCCACCGACTGGCGAGCCGGCCAGGAAATCTACGAGGTCCTGACGTGGGACACCGAAGCCGACGACTACACCGTCCAGCCCGGCATGGACCGCTGGTACTACGGGTTCGCCGGCTTGCGGGAGGCGATCCGGTTGCTCCGGCACTTCGGGTACATGGGGTGCAAGGGGGACCCGTCGTCGAGCGTGACCTGCATGGGCAAGGAATGGGGTTCCGGCGTTGCTGAGCGGCGGGCGAAGATGTGGCAAGAGCGATTGAAGACGCCCGCGGAGACCTTCACATGAGACCGCCCTTCACCAAACGCCGCAAGGACGACAAGGCCACGAAGAAGCAACCGGCCATGACGACGATCTACTACACGGTCCGCGGCCATGCTCTGGAGGCCATGCCCGTAGGCACGCTCCAGACGGCCCAGGGCGGCGTGTGGCAATCGCCGATGGTATGGCATCAAAACTACAGCACGGACGGCGAGGTGAGCACCATCGACCGGGCCGAGAACACCGCCCTGGCCATCCTGGACGCCGTTCAGGAGGCCCGAATCCTTGACAAACGAACCGGGAGGCCTGTCGATGCCGCGTGAATTCACCTGCCGCGAGTGCGGCCTTAAAGTCTTCGATGCTTCGAGCCTGAGCCGCTCCCAGTGCGCCGGGTGTACCTGGCTCGCCGGCATCACCATCCCGGAGGATCGGGAGCGGGTCCGGAAGGACCTCGTGGCAAAGGGGATCATCGGCGACAAGTTAGTGGGGAATTCCCCACCGGAGGACCACGGGGACCTCACCGGACCGAAGCCCGGCCGCATGGTCAAAATCGCCGACCTCATCGCCGAGCTTCAGAAGATCGAGGAGCGTTTCGGCAACACGTGCTGTTACGTCAGCGGCTTGGCGTGGGGGAGCGTGGCACTGTGGCGAGACTCGTGGGCCGACGCACTGAAGGCCGACCCGACGCCGGAGATCATCGAGGCGGCGGCGGAGGCCATTTGGGACGATGACTCTTGGAAGCGAGAATGCGCCTACACGAAGGACCGCACCCGCCAACAAGCCACCGCCGCCATCAACGCCTACCGCAAGGCGATCGGGGCCACGACATGACAAAGTTCCTTGACGGCCCGGCTGCTGGCGTCGTGCTCATGCTTCGCCGCTCGCCGACGTTCCTTCGGGTATGTCACAAAGGCCGATCGGAATGGGACGCACTGGATCAAGTGAGTGACACGCCACGAGCCGGTGAAGTGCTCTACGCCTACCGGCTCGTGAAGGATGACGGCGTGGTGTTCGTCCGGCCCGGCGGGGCGTACAGGCTGGCAGAGTACGCATACATCGCCGACACACAGCCATCCGACGAGGCTATGCGTGACACGATGACATGGCGCGGCTGGTGCCTGGAAAAGCAGACGCAGGAGAACGCCCGATGAACTGTCCCTTCGGCGGTCACATCTGGTGCCGCGATCGGCGCTGCACCATCTGCGGAATGACCATGAGGCTCTACCTGTTGACGAACCGGGGGACCGAGCCCGAACTGTACCGCGCCCACATCGAGAGCCGGCCCGAGGCGTACCCCGAGGTGCCCATGCAGTACGACACCATCCGCGGCTGGAGAATTGCCCGATGAACGCGCCCGACCTTGAAGAACTCGCCTTGTCCGTCGAGGCCACGATTCTCTTCCTGTTGGAACTGTGCATCTACCCGTTCATGATCCTGCGCCGGGCCACGCAGGGGAGACTTCACTTCGGCCCGCCAGACTGGAGCAAATGATGGGTGCCAAACTCGACCGTATGAAAGCCGCCGCCGCCAACAAGGACAAGCGGAAGGACGGCCGGCCACGCTTGAAGGACAAGTTCATGCCGGGGAAGTTAGTGGGGAATTCCCCACCAAAGCCGACGCCAACGCGGGCCGAGAAGCTGAAGGGACGCGACAAGGAAATGGAGGATCGCGGCCGCTGGCCCGTTCGAACGCGGATCGTGACCGACATGGTGGAATCGCACAGGTGGAACGTGAGCGTGATGATCCCGGAACCGAACCAGAAGCCCAGTGAATCGGCTTTTGCGTGGTACTGGGAAGTTAGCGGCCAAGGTCTACACGAGCTTCTGACGACAGCGTATCGGGCGTGGGTCGAGGCCGGCAAACCGGGAGCCTGACATGACCGAGCGTCCGCCCCAACGTCTTCGTGAGACGGCTCAGCGCCCGAGGCCAAACGGCAGCGGCAGACGACGTGCTGTTGGTGGGGAATTCCCCACCTCGCCGGCCAGAAGCCGAGCCCGAGCCCGAGCCTTCGCTTTCTCCAAGCTGCTCTCCATGAACGCCGCCCGCGTCTTCTCACCCATCCGGCCGACTTGCTCCATCGGCCACTTCCCCACCGAACGATCGTACTCCTCCACCAGCAAGTTCTCGAACTGCTCCTGACGCTCCTTCGTCAACGGCACCTGCACGCCGTTGTAGGCCAGGTCCACGTCATACGACGGCAGCTTCTTGCCGAGCGACTTCAACCGCTCCCGGTTGTCGGCCGACAGCTTGCCCGTCATCGACTCCACCCGCTTCGCGTCGGCCTGTTGGGCGAACGCGCTGGCGCGAGCCATGTCTTCCGGCGATCGCTCCGGTTTCGGCTTCGGTCCCACCTGGCGGACGAGCTTCTCTTGCTCCGGGATCGACAGGTCCCCGTATGCCTTGCCCGTGGTTTCCTTCGCCTTCGACCGCAGCTTCTCCATGTACTCCGTCTTCTCGTCCCGCGGAAAGGACCGCAGCCCGCCCAGGCCCGTCGCCGCCTGCGCCACGCGCTGGGCCGGCGTCCCGTCGCCCGTGAACACGTCCTGCAACCCGATCGGCGTCACGGACCGCGCCAGCGCCCCGGCCTTCGTGATCTTCTCGCCGCGGAAGTCCTCCCCCGTGAAGAAGTCCCAAGCCGTCCGAATCGGCATCGACGAGTGACCCCGGAACCAGTTCACCGGGGCCTGATTGTCGTCGGCCGTCGCCCACTTCGAGGCCATGCTGATGATCGAACGGGGAACGCCGCCCAGGCCGACCTCCAGCCTCTTGTCCGTACCGGGGATCGGAACCGGCACCATCCAGCCCTTGCCGTTGCGGATGTCGAGGCGGTCCGCGAACTCCTCGTCGGAGAGCAGGCCCATCGACTTCGCCGCTTGAAGGAGCCCGTAGGTGAGCAGGCCCGCGCCAATCGTCATCGCCGCCATGTCCTTGCGGGCGTAGTACGCCGTGTCGCCCTTTTCGAACATCTGTTGAAACAACTTGAGCGGTGCCCGGTAGTACGACGGCGCCAACAGCGTTGCCCGTTCGAGAAGCATCCGCTCCGGGGACATCCCCAGCGTGTTCATCCGCCCCTGGCCCGTCATGTTCTCGATGCCCTGGACGATCCGCGGCCACTCCGTCCGGTTGCCGTCGTTGGCACGGGACATGAAGAGGTGAACCTTCGCCATGTCGATCGCCGTCACCATCGCCCGCGTGGCCCGCCGGTAGATCGGCCCGACAACAGGAATGCGTTCGACCAGGCTTTGCCCCTTCCCCATGCCCATCAGTTCGACGTTCATTCCGAGCGAGCCGCCGGACTCCACCATCCGCGTTGCCGCCTGCGCGAAGTCCGGGTTCTTCATGGCGTCGGCGAACGCCTTGCCCGTGACAAAGTCCTTCGTGGCCCGGACCATCGACTTCACCCACACATCCGGCCGCGAGATCAGGGTTCCCATCAACTGTTGCGTCGCATACGAGAAGTCGGCACCGAGGGTGACGTTGCGAGCCTCTTGGAAAGCGTCAAGCACGGCCTTCGCATAGCTGCCGCTCCCCGTCGTGCCGTACATCCTCTTGGCCCACTTCGCCGCGTCTTCCGACAGCATCTTCCCCTTGAACAGCGGCACGTTCTCCACGTTCCCCGTCGCTTCGTCACGTGCCCGTGCCATCATTTCATCGCGGAACTCCTGGCGAGCACGAGGACCCTTGCGGGCCATCTTCGCCACGTTCTCCGGTTTCTCCATGAAGCTGAGGTACTTCGGCAGCGTCATGTCCTTGACGCCCAGTTTCGGATCGGTGACGAGCCGATGATCGGCGATCCGGGTGTACCACTCTTTCACGGAGTTCGCCACACGCGAGTAAGCATCCATGTACTTCACGCCCTGCGCGATGCGGCCTTCCGCTTCCGAGCCCAGCGTCCGCTGTTGCTGGTGGGTCTGCCGCGATCCCGGTTTGCGGCCCGTCAGCTTCCCGACCTTCCCCTTCACCCAGTCAAGGAACTCATCGGCCGTGCTGCGCGGTTCAGGTGTGCGGGGGAAGTACGGCAGCGCCAGGAACTCATCGGCCGTGATCTTCTCTCCCGTCTTCGGATGGTAGAGGGGCAGCCCTTCCCGATCGGCCTGACGGACGATCTTCTCCCGTACCCCACGCTCCCACGCAAGGAACTCATGCTGTTCGGGAGTGAACTTCTGACTTCCCGGCTTGGCTTGCTCCGCTTCCGCCACGTCCGAGAGGAAGTCCTTCGTCCCGTCCGCAAGGGTAATCTGCCCTTGCTTGTCAAGGACGAAGGGATCGGGCCGTTCGGCCGCACGACGCGCGACCATCACGTTCGCCGCGTGTTCGGCGAAGTGGGTGCCCACGGCGTGCGTCGTCGTCGCGTGCATGTACGGTTCCTGAACGCGAGCCCCCGGCTGGCTCTCGGCGATGTTGTCCATGACCACGCGGGACGGCATGGCCCGCGGGTTGTGCGGGTTCGGGTCCGCGTCGGGGACGAACTTCGTGTCACCCTTGGGCCAGCGACCGATCGCCGCGTCAATCACGAACTCCATCGCCGCCTTCGGGACCGGGAAGCCGGAGTACAACAAGTCGCCGTAAGGATCGGGCGGGCGGGTTGGCGAGTTCGGAACCGTGGACGGCGCGCCCCCCGGCTGCCAGAGTCGATCCCCCGCGTCCGTCGTCCGGTTCTCCGGCTCGTACCCCGCCTGTCGCATCACGCGGCGAAGCGTGTCCATACCCCGGATCGGACGCCCACTGAAGTCTTCCGTGGCCACCGTCACGCGGCCACGACGCAATATTCTCAGGAAGTCGATCACCCGGCCTTCGAGGGCGGCGTTCCCCGGCGAGTTCTCATAGGCCACCTTCACGATCAGGGACGTGGAGTTCATCTTGTAGCCGAACGAACTCCCGTCCTCGTTCTTGACCTCCGCCCCGCCGCCAAAGTCGTCCCGCTTCGCCTCGGGGATTGCCTTCCCCGCCTCATAAAGCGAGTTATGTGGGTCCCATTGCAACTCTTGTTGAACCACCTCATCCCACGGGTCACGCTTCTCCGCCGGCTTGTCGTCTTCGAACAGCGACCGCTTCGCCTCGTCCTTCGCCTGTTGCTTCTCCGCCCAACTCCCCTCTTCCACCAGGTGATGCTTGCGGAGCAGGTCCACGAACTGATCGACCGGCGAGAACTCGTTCTTGAGGGGAACACCCCACTCCGCCATCTTGCCCGGTATGTACTCGTCGGCGTGGAGCCCGCCCTTCTGTGCCGGGTCCGTCGAGAAGATGTTGCGAAGCGCCGCCTCGTTCTCGTGAATGCCTTCCGCCTCACCCTTGCCCACGGCGCCGACCCGAATCTTCCCGTGCCGCTTCACGTCCTGCATCACGTCCCGGTACGCCGTCTTCGCACCCGACGCTGTCCGCCGCCGCTCCTCGTAGGCAAAGTCGCTCTCGCCCGGCCTGCGGGTCATCACCTTCAGTTCGCCGAGTGCCTTCCGCACCCGCTCCAGCTTCGGCACCCACTGCGCGATCAGCTTGCCCGGCTGCTTCTCCCCTTGCTCCGTCAACAGGTCCCGGACCCGCTGCACCTCGTCGTCGATCCGCCGCAAGGACTCAGGACCGGCGTTCTCCTTCGCCGTCCGCACCGCCTTGTCGAGCCGCTGCACCGCCCGCGTCCGCAACGTCGCCGGCTGCGCCGTGCCCTTGCCGAAGTCCTTCGGCATCCGGTTGCCCACCAGCAACCGCAAGGCATCGACCTTCCACGTCCCCGTCTTCACGTCCATGTACGTGTCCAGGTTCGCGTCGATCGCTTCCCGCACCTTCGGGTCACTCGTGGCCAGATTGACGTACATCTGCTGCGCCTTCTCCTGTTCCCGCTCCTGCCGGACCACTTGCCGCTCTTGGGGCATCCGGCCGCGTTTGGTGGGGAATTCCCCACTAACTTCATCCGCCGCCACCGCCTTCCCCGACCCACGCATCAACGCCGCCAGTTCCGCCACCGCCTCATCGCCGGCCTTCCCGCGGGCTTCTTCCTCAATCTGCCGGATGCGCTCCCGCTCCACGCCGAGGCCCGCACGACGATGCCCCTTCGGCCGACGGAAGGTGGAATCGCTGCCGATGTCCGCCTGCGAACGGCCCCGCGCCCGCTCGACCAGCACGTGCACCTCGCGGGGCGTCAGGCCGGCGGCAGCCAACCGATCCTTCGCCGCGTCGATCGGGGGACGTGCCGGCGACTCGGCCCGGCGCTCCGGCACTCCGGCCGGCGGACGAGGACGCGGGGGAGCGACCGGCGAAGGCACCGGCGCCGGCACCGCACCGCGGCGGTCCCGAGCCAACCGCTGCCGTGCCAAAGCGTCCAGAACCGGCGGAGGCCCGCCGTGGCCCGCTGGCGGGGCCGGAGGCGTCACAGGCGTCTCTACCGGCGTGGAGGGTCGATCGGCCGCTGGCGGGGCTTCCAGGGGCCTTGCCGGGGCCTCAGACGGGGTGAACAGGCCCGGCTTTTCATCTGGGACAGGAATTCCCTTGCGGGGCTTGCCGGTCGGGGAACGTGGCGCGTCAGTGGCCTTGGGAACCCAATGGTAGGTAGATGCCCCTTCCCACTCCTCGTATGGGTAGCTCTCTGACAGTTCGAACCCGGCCCGCTTGAGCATCCGGTCGTATGCGGCGTGCCGCCGATCTTCGGTCGAATACCGCACCCCGACGCCGGCCTTGCGGAACTGGCCGAGAACGTCCACGATCTTCCGGGCCACGGGCAAGGTGTCCTTTTGAAGACCAGACCCAATCTTCATCACGTCGTCAAACCCGGTCCCTTCGTTGAAGAAGTTAATGTCCACCTCCTTGCCGCCGTCAACAACTTCGAACCGCAGCCCGCGACCGGGTAGCTTGACCGTCCGAGAGTCGCCCTGGACCACGGCATCGGGGAACACGTCGCGAATAATGCCGTGTGGGTCCGTCGCAACTGGCTTAATAGATGTTGATTTGTGACCAGGTAGCGCGATCCATTCCTGCCCATGAGCACCTTTGAAGGTGATTCCGTCGTGACCAGCAGCTTTCGCACCTTCAATTAAGTCTCGCATGGTTGCACTTGCTGGCAAACCGAGCTTCTTCTTAGCTTGCATCCAGTTGTCGGCAGAAAGGATATTGCTGAACGTCAGCCGATCCTTCACAACAGTTCCCGCTTCGCCTTGTTGTTCGTGCCATACGATTTTGCAACCCCCTCGCTTGCCGAATAGAAAAGCCCATCCCCAACTGATGCAACGGTATCGCGTGGATCACGTCCAGCGTGTGTGCCACGGTAGACATCGACGGTTTCCGGGATAACGAACTGGGGCCGTTCGCCGCCAGTTCGGGTAGGGGAATCGAGGGGAATGGGCCGGCGACGGGCTTCCGCCGCCCCGGCCAGGCGGTTCTGCTCGTCCACGAACTCGTCCATGATCCGCTTGCGGAGGACTTTCGTTGACGTGGCGGCGGCGTTCTTGATGCCCATTCCCTTCGCGAAGTCGCGCACGTCGCGAGCCGTCCAGTCTTCGAGCGGGGGAAAGCCGGCGTCCTTCCAAGCCGTATCCCGGTCGAAACCGCCCTCAACCGCGCCACGCTGCTTGGCGAAGTCGGCCGGCGACACCCGTTCCGACGCCGCCTTGTACCGCTCGATCGCCGGCAGCACGTTCGTGGCGATCAGTTCGGCGTAAGCCTTGGCGTTCGCGTCGGCCTTCCGCTCCGCCATCCGCTCCTTCATGATCTCGAACGCATCCCCGGCCGTCCGGGGATCGTTGATGAGGTCCATGAACTCGGTATTGATCGCGTTCGCTTCTTCCGGCTTGCCCCCCTTGTTGATGAAGTCCACCGCCGCATCCAGTGGGGAATTCCCCACTGGCTTCTCCGCCGGCGCCGGCAACTTGCGGGGCTGGAGCCGCTTCAACACCGCTGGATCGTGAGCCCCGGCGAACAGCGTGAACGTCACTGCTTGCGCCAGCAGGCTCTTCGTGGCCCCTTCTTCGCCGCGGAGCACGTCCCCCACCGTGCCGCCCGTCTTCAGCTTCGTCTTCCAGTTGTCGTGGAGCACGAGGTCCGCCGCCGCGCCGACCGAATCGACGGCCGACTGCTCGTACAGGCCCGCCCCACCCTTGGCCAATGCCCGGCCCGGCAGCGTCGGCACGGCGTTGAAGACCGACATCTTTTGCAGCGAGCCCAGGACCGCCGCGTTCGCGGTTGACACCGCCGCCGCCGGAGCCAGGTTCCGCAGTTCGTGCCAGGACGAGGCTTCCGGTGGGGAACTCCCCGCGGGACGTGGTGCGGCCAGATCGGCCTTCGTCGCTTCCACGCTCCGCTGAGACGCCGTTTGCGCCGTCATCGACGGAGCCAGCACGCCCATCGCCGCCGACCGGCCCGCGAACCCCGGCACCGTCGCCGCTTCACCCGCCATCCCCACGCCCTTCAGGACCTTCCCCAAGCCGCCGAACTCCGCGATCATCCCCGGCACCTTCAAGGCGGCTTCCCCCACGGCCCGCCCCGTGCCCATGCCTTGCTCGCGGAAACCCCGCTCCTCGTACCGGGCGATCGTGTCGAGCACGGCCGGGGCGTAGTTCCCCTTCTCGTACTCCACGAGAGCGTCCTTGTACTTCCGGTCGAACCGCATCTGTTGAACCGTGCTCGCCACCGGCAACACACCAATGGCCCGCACCCTTCGCGACATGGCATCCGTCTGCGGGTCCGCGGACGCCTGACGACGCGACTCCGTGAGCCGGTACTGGCCTTCCACGCCGCGCGGGTCCAACCCCGAGGCCGCGATGATCGGCGCGGCGTCGTCAAACGAGAGGCCCCGGTCCAGCGCCTCTTGCGCCACACCGGGGCCGGGGTTCTCCATCGCACTGAAGTAATCGAGGGGACGTTCTCGTTGAGGATCGGAGGCAGCCTTGGCGTCGTTCTCAATGCCCGTGAAATAGTCCATCACTCACCGTGGCGTAGGGTTGATGTGGCTCGGAGTGTAGGTTCGCGTGGCCTGACCCCGTCGATGCGCTTCGAGACGCTTCTGGTAATCCAAACCTTCAATGTACTTGGCCTTGTACGGCGCTGGATCGAAACCCTGATCCTTGAGCGCTTTCTCCGCTTGTTCCCAGGGGATGCGCTGGTTCAAAAGCGACTGGGCCGCTTCGGCGCTCTTCTGCATACCCGCTTGCGATTCCGACGCCGCCTTCTGGAGCACGGGCTGGAGCCGGGTCTTGAGTTGTTGGAACTCTTCGGCGTCCGGGCCGGACTTCGGCGGACCCATGTTCTTGATCGTCAGTTCCCGCGATCGGTCCAGGTCCTTCATCGCCGCCGTGCGTTGCTCGTCGCTCAACCCCGACAACTGGCTCTTGGCTTCCTCGTACCGCTTCTGTTCGAGAGTGCCGGGAACGTCCTTCTGCCACTCTTCCGGCGTCGCGTACTGCTTCGGCTGGACCGGCGGCGGACCCTGGCCGGCTGGTGGGGAATTCCCCACCGGCGGGGCTTGCGGCTGGACCTGTTGAGGCTGGGATTGACCGCCGCCGCCTTGCTTCGACTGAAACGACTTGAGCCGATCGTGCATGATCCGCTGGTACGCTTCCGCTCGCTTCGGCTTGCGGACTAGCTCCTCGGACTCATCGCCGATCGGCACTTCGAGTTCCGCGTTGATCTCGGCTTGCTTCTTGTTGCCCACCCAATCGAACTCTTCCTCTTTCTTGTCCGCCTTGCCGCCGCCCTTGTACCCAGGGTTCGGCACGAACTCCATCCCCTTCGCCGTGGGCACGAACATCCCCTGTTGACCGCCCCGCGTCGTGACCTCCTTCGTAATCTCGTTCTGCCGGGCCGCTTCCGGTATCGGCGGCAGACCTACCTTGCGGCGCTGCTCGTTCTCCGCGGCCCACCGCTGCGACAACTCGCCTTCGACCTGATTCCAAGTCTGCGGGTCGTAGACCGGCGAGGTGTACTTGTCCCGCTGCTTCATGTCCGTCTCTTTCTGGAACGCGCCGGCACGAGCCGCCAGTTCCGCCGCCTGCATCGTCTGCTTCTGCTTCTCCGCGTACCATCGCTCCTTCGACTGACTCTCCCGAATCTTCAGCGGTTCCTCACCGGCCGCGATCATCGCGTACAACTCCGCCACCTGCGGATCGTCCGGCCCCAGGTTGTTTTGCTGGGCATAGCTGTCCACCCAGGCCCGGCCCGACTGGTACTTCTGCAACCGAATCTTGTCCGCTTGCGTGAACTCGGCCGTTTGCATCGCCTGACGAGCCCCGGCCTGAATCTGCTCCGCCGCCACCATCGCATCGGCCCGCGTCTGCGATTCGGCGTCCTGTTGCGCCAGACCCATCTGCGTTCGGTAGTTCGCTTGCTCGCCTTGGTACGCCGTCTCAAGCCCCGACTGTTGGTTGCGAAGGCTTTGAAGTTGAATCGCCGTCGCGTTCTGGTTCCGCGCCTGATACGCGTCGGCCACGGACCGCATCAGCCCGGCCAGGACGGAGTTGTTCTGACCCATGACCTGCGCCCGACCCGCACCCTTGGCGGCGTTGACGTCCATCGGGGCCGGCTGCTCGAATCTGATTGGCATGTCTGACTCCGGTTAATGGGGAATTCCCCACTCAACTTCTTTTCCAGTGGAACAACCAGGACCCCGCCGAGGCGTCGAACGGGTTCAGGCTCATGCCGATCCGGTCGGCCGTCAGGTGGGTATTGCGCGGCTCATTGAAGAACTCAAACCACGGACCATCCGGACCGGCGCCATAGCTGTACTTCCAATCCGTGTTGTCGTCCTCAATCCGAATCCAGTAGGCCCCGCGTTCGCCCCGGTACTCGTTCACCGTCTCATTGCCAAACGCCAGCCCCGCACCCAGGTTCACGTCGTCGAAGTTCTGCACCATCACGTCCACTCGCTTGCCGCCGTCCTCGCGGCCGCCAAACCGAATCTGTTTCGCCTTCCCCGTCCCCGTGTCGTACAGCACGAGACCGATCAATCCGAAGTCCCCGTCCGTCCCGCACAGGGGAAGGTAGCCCGCTTCCATCACCCACGGCGCGGCCGAGATCGCTTCGTGAAGGATCGTCAACTCCTGGGCACCCGACGCACCGCCCCGACGCATGGCGAACCCGCCCGAGGCAATCACCGACGAATTGCCCGCTCCCTGATTCGTCCAGGTGAAGTTCGCGAGCGTCGGCGCCGTGTACGAGGACGAGCCGCCCCCGCCCGTCGAGGTGAACAGGATCGTCTGGTTCCCGGTGTGGGCCGTCACCGTCAGGCCCGAGCCCAGGAGCGTGACGTTCCCCACCAGCTTCACCGTCGCATTCCCCAGGCCCGTCACCGAGTTACCCAGCGACACGTTGACCTGAATCGTCTCGTTCGCCACCGTGGTGACGACAACGGTATTCGCGCCGTCCGCGATGATGACGTTCCCCGAGAGTCCGTTGAGCGTCGAGACCGTGTTCCCCACCACGTCGGCCGGTGCCAGGGTGCGAAACGACACCGGGCCGCTGCCGCCCGTGGCCGGACCCGCCAGGACCGTGTTCGGCGGCTGGTTCGCGAAGCCCAGGCCCGCAGCGGCCAGGTTCAGGATCGTGGTGTTGAGCTTGATCGTGAGGCAGCCGGAGCCGTTGTACTCCAGCCCGCCCGCCGTCGCGATCGGCTGACGAACGGAGAACTGGGGAACGCCGGCCACGTCGGTACGTCGAATCTGCTGGCGGGAGATCAGGGAATTGATGACGAGCGCCACCTCGTCGATGAACCCGCGCAGAAGCGGGTCCTTCGTGCCGGCCGACCGTCGCAAGCGGAGGGGGTTTCCCATGAGGGAGGATTCTAGCATCCAGTGGGGAATTCCCCACTAACTCAAAGACGCAGGCCCGGCGGGGCAATGGCGATCGAGGGAGCCTTGGGCGCATTCTTGGCGTGTTCGACCAAGTCGGCCTTCGCTCCTTCGATCATGCCCAATACCGTCGTGCGGCCACCGGGGACCTTGCACTGGCAACGGATCGAGCCGTCGCTCATGAGTTGAATCGCAATCTGGCCGATCGGCTGAGGTTCGACCGGCACTTCGCCATTGAGGAGTGACATCGCACGCTTCCAGGTTGAAGGTTTAGAACGAGCCGCCCCCGCCGTAGTCGCCGCCGGCCTGGATTCCCGAGTAAGGAGCATAACCCATGTATCCGCCGCCCAGCGCACCCAGGCCAGCGTTGTACGAGTCCGCAGCCATACCGCCGCCGCCCGCGCCTGGCTGATAGAAGTTCGATTCAGTCCCGTACCTCCCGTTCCAGCCCGTAGCGCCGTACCCGCCGCCGCCCGAACCCTGGAGCGCCGGGGCCGCGTACCCGCCACCGCCGTAACTCGGCATGTACCCGCCCGCCGGACGCCCCATCACACCGGCAAAGCCGCCGCCCGCCCCTTGCTGCGAAGCGCCGATCGCCTGTTGGCCGTAGGCTTCCATCGCCGCACGGTCCTTATCGGCCTGTTCTTGAGACCCGTACATCATCGCCAGATTGGAGTACGCCCCGGCGTCGGGATAGGGCATTTCGACCGAGTTCATGAAGTTGAGTTGTTGGACGCCGAGATTCATCTGTTGCTGGTTCGCCTGATTCTGGTAATCGAGGCCGGCGAGCCCCAGCGTGGAACGGTACGACGCCTCCAACTGCGCGAACTGGTTGGCCAGGTTCGTCTGGGCAAGTTGTTGATCGAACGTGATCCCGCGCTGAAGCGACTGAGTGACCGTCGTGTTGTTGAGGCCGGAGTTCGTCATCTGTTGCGAGGCTTGCGCCGCTTGCTGCGCATACTGCCGGTCGATCATCTGCCGCTGCGCGTTGGCCGAGCCTTCGATCCCCGTCAGGACTTGGTTCGTCAGCGTGTTGTATCCGGATGTGATCGCTTGCTGGTTGCCGAGTTGCTGGCCGGCGAGTTGCTGGTAGCCGGTAAGGATGTTGTTGTACTGTTGCTGGTTCGCCGCCAGGGCCGAGTTGTAGGAGGCGTTGTACGACGCCGCCAACCCTTCCGCCCCGCCCGAGAACATGGACCCGCCGCCGCCCCCAAAGTTCATCTGCCCGCCGATGATGACACCCGACCCGCCGGCAGCCGGAGCCCCGTACCCGGCCGATGCACCGCCACCCGAAGACTTGCCAGCCATGATGAACTCCTTGGTGGGGAATTCCCCACTGAATCAACGCCCCAGCCGGTCCCGCATCCGCACCTTGCCCCGGCTCGTAATCTCCGCCCGGATGCTTTCCATCGCCCACCGGTTCGTCGATCGCAACCGAATGTAAATAGCATACCCAGCCATGCGGACGAAGTCGGTCGGATTCCGCCCCGCCGACCACTTGCCCGTGCTCACCGGTTCGCACGACAACGCTTCTTCGGCCGTGTCCGCCACCAGGACCTCGTACTCCACGTCGCCGCTCTCCGCCGCCATCACGGCCTGCACGTTCTTCAAAAGCATGTCGTCCATGTCGCTCGTCAGGATCGGCCCGATGAGGACCGACGACGCGATCTTCCGCCCGTCGTCCGTCTCGGCGTCCCGGTCGATCGACCGCACGTACCCGTCCCAGCCGCCGGCGATGACCACCCGATCCGCCGGCTCGTTCCCGTCCATCACGGCGCAACACAGCGGGTTGTGGTACGGCGAGGTGAACTTGTCCTGCCACCAGGCCCCGGCCCGGCTTTCGAAGAAGTAGTGAATCGTCTCTTGCGGCAGCGTGTCCGAGCCGCGCTGCAACGGCGTGATGAAGGTGTGGAACCCTTGAGCCCGTTCGTCCCAGGCCATCGTGATCGAGGTGTTCCCCGTGTCGATGTCGTCGAGCAGACGCTGGATCGGCCCGGACACCCGCGTAAGTTCCTTCCCCGGCACGAGACGGAAGATCGAGTTGCGCGAGGAGAAGAAGTACACTGCGCCGAAGGGGTCCTTGCACCACGGCCGACCGAACGCCATGCCGATGCTATCCGAGAGCCGGTCAATCTGACCGCCGTACATCGGGTCGCCCTGCATCAGCCAGAGCGTCGAGTCGCCCCCGAAGATCAGCACGTCGTCCGTGTACGGCACGAACGAGTTGACCACGTCCCCCACCGTGCCGGCCGGCGAGTTGTTCCCCGCCACGGCTTGCGTCACGTCGTTGTCGTCGGCGCCGTACTCCCAATCGAAGGGATCGTCCTTGCGCGACATGAACCAGTTCTGCGGGTCCTTGAAGAGACCGGAGAGCACCATCCGGCCTCGCCACGTGCAGCAGAGCCGGGCCGTGTTCGAACTCACGTCCACCGGCAGCAAGCCGTCCGTGGGAGTCCAGGTGTTCACGCTGTTGTCGGTCGGGTCCCAGTAGACGTAGTTCGTCCCGTCGACGAAGAACTGTTTCTGGTTCAGGTTCGTGGAGAACAGCAGGCCGTCGAAGTTCAGGGGCGGCGTGTTGCCCGTGAGGTTCGTCGGCGTGCTCCACGTCAGGTCCCCCGGCTGGGCCACCTTCACGACGCCCTGGCTCACGGCGAGGATCGACACCACGCGGCCCTGTTGCGACGTTTGCACGCTGCTACCCCCAGGGGGCAAGACCCCCATGTTCGAGATCACCGCGAGGTTCTGGATCACCCACTCGTCCGTCCCGCCGAGCAGTTCCGAGACGAGGGCCGGGTGGTACTTCGCGAGACCCGGGCGAGAGCCGCCGCGGTCCCGGTTCGACGACGGCTCATAGGTCCGCACGTTGACGCCCGCGGCCGCGGTGCGGGCGTACTGCTTGTTGGCCATCGGCCGGGCGGGTTGCTTGGAGAGAGGGCCTTCAACGGAAAGCCCGGCTTTGGGGAAGTGCAGGTCCATGAACGGATCGCGGGCCTTGGCCATGTCGCCCTCATGTCCAACAGTGTCTAGTTAGCAAGGAAGCCACCAGGTCCGCATTTCATCGTTCAGCCCGGGAAGTGCGCATCACTATACACGCGGTGGGGAATTCCCCACTAACTCACGGCCAGAAGGCGGCGATTGCGGCGTTGATTTCCGTCGCCCCGTTCGTCGGCGACTGGCGGAGGTTCATCACACTCGTTCGCGTCCAGGTCGGCGTCAACGACCCGGTTACGTCGGCCCACAACGCCGCCGAGGAATAAGCCGCTTCCCAGTCCGCGACCCTGATGGTGTCCGGCTGAGGGAACGGGGCATCAGTGCCCTGAAACGGATCGTAGAGGTTGTAACCCTTGAACCGGCCGACCCGAGCCATCAGAGTCGTCCAGTGCCCGCGAGCAGCGGCAATGCCCGTCCGGTCGATTGCGATAGCACCGGAAACCGGTTCTGAGCCGTGATGGGCCGGAAAGACTTCCCAGCCCGCCGAAGCGTACGCGGCCATTGTGGGATCGCTTCCGCTGAGTGCGCAATTCCCGAAATAGACCGTGGCCGTGTTGACGATTGCGAGCAATTCGCCGGCCAACCATGTCGCGGCCGGGACCGGGGAATTGGCAGTGGGAGTCCCCAGGTCCGCGGCGTCGAGGTTCCGCGGTGCCCAGGCCGTGAGCGCGCTACGGCCATTGCTCGGGTTCGCGATGACGACCGACGCGCCGGCCGTTGCAGCGGTCGGCCCAATCAACGCGAGCAGCGAAGCGGCTTCCGCTTCTGATCCGACGTTCTCTGCCAGGATGACGACCGAACGCGGCACGCGAAGCCGCCGTCCGGCCACGCCCCAGGCCCTTGCGGTCGGGTGTGCTTGATATGCGTACAGCGGCCCGTTTGAAGAGAAGTCCACATCCGCGGTCGGCACTGACGGACCGCCGGACCCAAACAGGCTGAACGCCGTGCCCGCGTGATATAGGTAGGGCAGCCGCACGGCCGAGGAGACGGCGAAGGGCACGGGATCGGCAACAGCTTCCGGCGCGATGTACGACTGCGACGCCGAGTCCGCCGAGGGAGTCGCGGCTGGGTCGAACATATACAGAGGCCGCTCGAATGTGCGGTTCAGCTTGGGAGGATTCATTCAATCGTCCGCCCACAAGGGAACGGTGAAGTAGTACGTCGAGCCGATCTTCACGAGGATCACGCCCGTCCCGTTGGGAACGTCCTCGCCGCTGTCGATGTTTAGGCACGTCGCCGACACCGTGGGCGGAACGCCGCCGACAATGTTGATGACGTACGACGCCCCGGAACCCGAAGCGATGTTGCCCGCAAATCCGTTCGGTGCCGCCATGTCACACCCCCGGAGGCATGTAGTACACTCCGCCGATCTTCACCGTCAGCACGGCCTGCGCGTCGGGAACCGGCGTCGGGCCGAGGTTCACGACCGTTCGCGTCCCCGTGGGCAATGCGGCCACCGTGTACGTCGCCCCCGCGGACGTGATCGCACCGGCCCCCAGGTTCGCCACGTCGTCGTCTTCCTCCACGTTCGACACGTTGCGGTTCTGCGAGACGCCCGATCCGCCGATCACCACCAGCCGGCCCGGATTCCGCGCCCCGTCCGAAGGGTCCAGGATGAAGTCTTCCAGGTCGAACGGCGGCGTGACGCCCGTGGCCAGGTTCACCGGGTCCGTCGTGACGATGATCGCCAGGTGTTGAATCTCATTGATCCCGTTCACCGTCTCGTCGATCAGCTTCGACAGCCCCGGCCGGCTACCGCCCCGCGAACGATCCGCGTCCGGCTCGAAGGCCCGCACGTTGACGCCGGCAGGAGCCGTGCCGCCCGGCTGACGCCCGTATTCGCACGAAACGTCGATCCCCCGCACGGGGAACAGCCCTTCCAGGAATGACGGCTTCTTGTCCGGCATCACCGCTCCCGTTTAGTGGGGAATTCCCCACTAACCTTACTGCCGCTTGTAAGCCGCGTTCCACGACGCCGTCGAGGAGTTGAGATCGCCTTCCACCGCAATCATGCCGTGGCCGAGGGTGTCCACCAGGGCCGAAGCCCCCCGCAAGTCGTTGGCCGGCGAGACGAGCGACACCGTCACGTCGTCGTTGCCGTAGGTCAACTCGATCGTGTCCGCTTCGAAGTCGGCCGCTTCGATCATGCACCCGGCCGCTCCCGCGTTGTTGCCCAGGGTAATCGACAGTTCGCACAGCAAGGCGAACTCATACGAGACCCGCCGCGTCGTCGGGTTCACCCATTCGGCGATGCCCCAGATACGGGCCAGGAAGCCCTCGTTCGCGGCGTCGGTCCCAAAGAACTTGAAGAGGAGCGCGTTGCAGGTTGTGCCGCCGTCCGAGTTCAGGTCGATGTACCGCGCCCCGGACGGCTTCGTGAGCGTGGGAGCGGAGAACGTGGCGGCAAACGACCCGGTGAGGTTCGTCGGCGAGAGCTTCGTCCAGCCCGCCCGCAGGGTTTCCATTTGCATCGGTGAGGCCCCCAAAGGAAACGTCCACCGGGGGAATACCCCGATGGACGCGATTATAGGGCCAGGAACGGTTCGGGTCACACGGTCGGCTTCGGCTCGAAGAAGAACAGCTTAAGGAACGGCATCAGCTTCTCGACGAGCGCCAGCAGCCGGTCGATCCGCGATCCTTCCGTCAGCGAGCCGCCGGCGCCCGACTCGACGAACCGCGGCCGCTCCGCCTTCACCATCTGCTCGATCTGGTCAAGCTCCGTGCAAATGCTGCCCTTGCACGCCGCCAGCTTCGTCGGATTGCCGACCGTGGGGTGGACGTAGGCGGTAATCAACTCGCCGATCCCCAGCGCGATCGCGCCAAGGTCACTCACCACGTCGTCGAGCTTGGAGGTCTCACCCTGAATCAACATGGTCAGGTCCGAGCGGAACCGGCTCAGGATGACGCCGAACTCTTCCATCGTGGTTTCCATCACCGGGGGAGCTTCCGGCTTCTTCGGGGTGGCCATGCGTTCCTCGTGTAAGTCCCGGCCAGGCGCGTCACTCGAAAGCGGTTCGGGCATACCACTACCCAGAGTCGCGAACGGGTGTTCCTGGACGGGATGGTTGATTGGGACGACGTACAGACTACAGGATTGCCACGGCCGAGGAAAGCGCGGCGGTGAGCAACAGAACGGTCCAGCGAAGCATCTTCATGGTGAACCCTCCATACGGACGAGCCGAGCGAGGGAGAACACTCATGCAATTACGCTGCCACGCCGATCGTGGCCACGCAACCCATCGGCCGCGGGTGCGCCTTGAGGTTGATCGAGTACCATCCCCGATCGCCCCAGCCCATGCCCCACGAGTTCGGACCGTTGACGGTGTAAACGCCGCTCTCCAGCCGTTCGATGTCGCAGCCGAGGACCGAGTGGCCCCAGAACTGCCAATCCATGTCCACCGGGTTCCCGGTGAGAAGCAGCGTCCACCAAATCTTCTCGGACATCGTCTGATCCCAGACCTGCGCGTTCAGATCGACCACGTCTTCGGTGACGATGTACTGCTTGGCGTTCTCCCACGCCGCCGGAGTGTCGTACTCCCGCGACATGGACTTCTCCTTCCAGTGCATCACGTCCGGGCAGCCCTCCTTGCGGAAGAAGGCGTGAGCGAGTGCCGCCCAACCGCCCTCGTCCCGGAAGTTCTTGATCTTGCACGCCACCGCGTGAGCCGAGAGACGGGGAACTCCACGCCCGCTGAGCATATGCCGGACCATGACCGCCTGCGCCTCGTCGTAGGCCCAGCAGAAGCCTTGCCCGTTCTGATCGAGCACTTGGAAGTTGTTGGCGTCGGCCACGTCGCGGATGCGGGCCTTCTTCGCCTTCTTCTCCGCGATCCAGGCGTCGATCCCCGACCAGTCCCAGCGGTCCACAATGTCGAGGACCTTCACCTGAGCCGGCGTCCCGAAGAAGTCGGCCGGCTGCACCGTGAAGTCGCGGGAGATCGTGCCGCAGGGATGCGACTTCGGGAACAGCACGTCGTTGGGCGTCGAGTCGTCAATGACGAGCGGGGGCATGAGGAAACACCTCGTGTAGGGTTAGTGGGGAATTCCCCACCGGGTCAGGGACAGACCGTGACGAGCCGGCCGCGGAAGTCGCGGTATGTCGTGCAACTCGGGGCGCTGCCGCGCATCGACGAGGGGAACGTGAAGTACGACGAGGCCGGCACCGTTGCCGTCGGCATAACCAACACCGGCGGAGCGTGGGGCACGTCCAGACTGGCCCGCGCCGCCGGCACCGTCTTCGCGATCGCGTTCTTCACGTCCTGCACCGTGTTGAGCGGACCCTCATAACCCAGCTTCCCCTTGCCGGCCATGATCCACGGGTACGACGTGGGCAGCCGTTGCATCGCCGAGGCCCAGACCGCATCCTTCGACGCCTGCCCCTTCGGCCAGATGCGATAGTTCCCTTCCCCGCAGAAGGCCCGGATCGCTTCCCGCGTCTCTTGCCCGTCCTTCGCAATCGTCTGCTCCAGCGTGAGCGCCGGCCCGAACGGGTCCCAGAGGATGAGCACGTGGGGGAGATCGTCGGTGAACGGGTTCGTCCGCACCGCCGGGTCCGGCGTGGGACCGGGATCAGGCCCAGGACCGGGGCCCGGGTCCGGCTTGCCGTCCGCCGGCAGGATCGTGAACGTCACGTCGAACGGCTCGACACCGCTCTTGCGCGCTTCGAAATCCACCCAAAAGTCCTGGCCGGTGAACTTGTACACACCCGGCTTGCCCGCCACGTACCACGTGCTGGCCGTCTGCTTCACGTCGAGCCCCGGCGGCGGGGTGACGATCAGGCTTCCCTTCGCCTTGACCTGAAACTCGGCGATCGTGTCCCGCTTGAACTCAGCGGGGCCAGTGATCGGGCCGGCGTATACCGCCGCCGCCACCCAGATCAGCATCAGGCAGCATTGAATCCGACGCATGAGATTCTCCGGTTTGATGAAGGTGACCACACTCTCAGGCCGCACACGGGCTACTCCTTCTTCTGACGGTCCATCTGCCGAGCCCATTCTTCCAAAATCTTCGCGATGCGGTCCAGCCGGGCGTTCGACTCGTCGGCGTGCTTCCACGACTCGACCTTGTCCCGTGCCCGCATTTCCCACGCACGCGCCTCACGGTCCTTGAGTTCCTTGAAGATCTCGCCTTGCTGCTTGCGGCTCGCTTCGGCGTCGATCGCCGCTTGAGCCCGATTCGACTGGGCCGTATCCCGCATATCGCTGAACGCCCACACGCTGAATCCCAGAACGACAGAGAACGCGGTCATTTCCTTGCCGTTCTGAATCATCCACTTCCCGAGGGCAATCAGCGGGTTCGTGTTGAACTCGCCGACAGCTTCCTTGTTGTCCGGCATCACTCGATCCTCACAGGGCGTTTAGTGGGGAATTCCCCACCAACTGGGGCCACTGTATCAATCGAATTCCGACGCCCGAACCTGTCAATAACCCCACAACTGGATCAGGAACTTCCCGGCCGTGTACGTCGCCGCTGTGCCCGCCTCACCACCCGTCAGATACAGGTACTTGTTCGCCGAGGCCGCAAAGTCCGCAAGGGCAACCGTCAACCCCGCAGTCCAGGCCCCGCCCGAGGTAACGAGGACGATTTCCGTCAACGTGTCCACCGCCGCGTCGAACACGCCCGTCCCTTCCGTGGCGTAGTAAAGGTCGATGTCGTCCGCACCGCCGGCCGGAACCTCCAGGCACGTCATCGTGCCGCCGAGAATCGTCCCGTTCACCGCCGCGGTAATCTGTCCCAGGTGCGCCGGTCCAGCCCCGACGCCGATAATGTCCAGGTCCGTCGTCGAGGACGCCAGGCCGGTCAAGTCGATCAAGATGGACGTGAGGTAAATCCCGCCCGAGAGTTGCACCCGGTTCTTGTAGATCGTCCCCGTGCCCGTCGTGATGCCCGTGCCGGCGCCGGTCGGGAGAACCTGAACGTCGAGCGTGTTCAGGTCCGCCGCCGAGGCCGTCAGCGAGGCGATGTTCGCCGCCACGTTGAAGTCGGCCGAGAGGTTCGTCCCCTCATTCACGTAGAACACCGTCCCCACGCCGCCGTCCAGCCGCGTGTACTGGCAGCCCGGCGCGTACCCGGCGTCGCCGTCCGAGGGCGGAGCGCCGTTGCGGGTCAGCTTGGAGATTCCGACACCCGGAATGCGTTCCAGGACGCCATCGGCCGAGTGCAGAGTGTGGGCAGCGCTCATCAATAACTCCCCATAGGTAAGCCGTTGTAGGTCACAGGTTGCCAGTAGTCGGCGAACCACCGACTCCCGCTCTCCAGTGCATCCGATAGGTCGGCATTGTAGCCAATCACGTGCGGCTTGTGCGAACGGTCCCGCGAGATCGACGCCGCCAGGAGTTCAAAGAACTTCTGCGTGTGGGGTCCGTTCATCTGATCGTCGTAACGCTCCTCGGCCACCCGCAGGCAGCTTTCGAGGATCGTTTCGGAGTGCTCCTGCCCGCCGTAAGCGTAAGGGAAAGCGTCGGTCAGGCACTCGGGCAAGAGGTTGTATTGGAACCGGAAGGTGTACGCCTGATCCGGCGTCGGATAGATGAGCAGTTCACGCCGCGGTCCGTCCGTGTGCGTCGTCCCCTTCACCGGCCGATCCGCGGCGTACAGAGGCCGGCCGCTGACGGACGGATTCTGAGCGTACATCTCGCGAAGCCGGGCCTCATTGATGATTTCCAGGGGGACGTAGATCGTGGAGTCGCCGGACACCGTCAGCTTGGAAACGAACCCGCCGAAGTCGATCGGCAGGGGCACCGCGTCCGTGGACGTGGGGATCGTGAGGCTTCCCACCGGCGTCAGGAACGTCCACTGGTACGTTTCCATCCCGCCCTGCGGCGTCGGCGGGGGCCAGTAGAAGTTCCGGCAGCCCGAGTCCACGCAGTCCTTGAGGACCCGCTCTTGCTTCTTGTTCCACAGCTTGTCCTCGTTCGCCGGGCCGTCCCCCCACCCGAAATATCTCGATGTGCCAACATAGAAATCGGACTTCCTTAGCGTCAGCGTGTTTTGCATATAACACCTGTGTGTCTTTCTTCTTTCATTTCACGGTGCCGTTATGGATCGCCGCATCTGCACAATCTGCAAAGTGACCAAGCCTGATACCGATTTCCCCAAACATAAGCGATCACTTCGCGGACGGCTAAATCAATGCAGCAAATGCCTCTACGTGAGACTCCAACAACAAGTGCCTGCTGAAACTCGCAGGGCCAAACGACGCGCTTACACGAAGACGCCAAGTGGAAAGCTCGCTGTCTCTCGCGGACTTAAACGATGGAGGATAAGTGAAAAAGGCAAGGCATGGTACAGTCGCCCCGAAGTTCGGAAGAAGATCAATCGTAAACTGGCCGCGTACCGACAACGCGAAAAGGCGAAGTGCTCCGCGCGTGATGCTGTGAAGTATCAGGTATCCAGAGGCAAGATGAAGTCCGCATCTCATTACCCATGTAAAGACTGTGGGATCAAGGCATCGCAGTACCACCATCACAAGGGTTACGCTCCTGAGCACGTACTTGAAGTCATCCCTCTCTGCCGCAGATGTCATGTCATTCGCGATGGAATCGCCCCTGTCGATGTATAAGTGCCGGCCTGCCGTGGATTGGGTTCACCCCGGCCGGCAAGGGTGCCATGCGCCGCGTGTTGTCGGCAAAGGCGTCCATGACCAAACGCCCCACCCAGACTCTCACGGCTTATCCCCACTCGACCGCGCCGGGGAAGCGCACCCAGCCGTCCAGGCCGTAGGCAGCCCGGAAACCAAAAGACCCAGTGGGGAATTCCCCACCGGGCCGTTGCGGCTGCCTGTCCGTCCCTTGCGGGTGCCCGTTGCGGTCGGGCCGACTTTGGCATTTAAAGCAAACCCCGCTCCGCACTCAAAGGGTAAGAACTCACCGCATGGATCAGGGGTAAGCGCCGCCGCCCAGGTCGAACACCTGCGCCACCTTCCACCACTTCATGTACGACAGCCACGACGTGCCAGCCGAGTCGGCCACCGTCGCCCACAGCAGGCCCAGCGCGTTCGCGTCCAGGTTCGTCAAGGCTATGAGCGCCGCGTTCGAGAGCGACGTGGTGAGTTCGAGGTTGTCCTTGTAGAACCGCACCGCCTTACCTTCCTTGTCGGCCGGGTCATACTTCATGCCCAGCTTCGTGAAGGCATACGCCGCCGAAAGCGTTCCCGCGGCCGCGCCAATGTCCGTGAAGGACGTGGCCCGGTCGGAGTACACCGTGTCGATGACGCCCAGGCCGTCCTCCTTCAGCCGGAACCCGATCGCCGCCGCCGAGTTCGTGATCGCATCGCCGCCGTTGAACGGCACGCCCGCGGCCAGCGTCCACTGCTCGACTTCCGCCAGGCCGATGAACGTCCCGGCCATGTTGGTCAGGAGCGAGTTCTGCGCGTAGCAGCATTCGAACCAGAGCTTTCCCGAGTTCGACGGCAGACCCGTCATCATCAGGGACGGATACGACCAGGCAATCGAGACCGAGTCGTTGTCCGTGTCGATTGCGTGGGCCAGCACGCCGCCGGGGATTTCCACGGAGTTCACCGCCGACAACCGACTCACTAACGAGCCGGACGAGGCGAAGACCTTGTAGCGACCGTGGTTGATCTGCGTCGTCTGCGTCCCGACCAGCGGGAAGTCCGCGAAGTCGTCGTAGAACGCGATCCCGTTCTTGACGCCTTCCTTCAAGTCCCGCCAGGGGCAATCGCCCCAGATGTTCGGGGACGGCGTGCGGCTCGTGTCGCCGGCACCGAGGTTCCCCTTGAATCGCATCGTGTTCATGGACCGAACTCCGAGAGTGGGTGAAGGGTTTGGTGGGGAATTCCCCACCAGTCAAGGGGTTGACTCAGCCGGCCATTTCCGTCGTGCCGTTCGAGATCACGAAGTTCCGGCGACGGTTGCGGCAGATCGTGTTCAGGGACGATTCGTTGTAAACCGTGTACACGGCAGGCTGGTGCGGGTTCTTCTCGATCCGCGTCTCGTGCATCCACTCGTCCCGCAGTCCCATCACACCGAACTCGCCCCAGTTCACGCCGTACACCGAGTTCGTCGTGTCGTCGCGCAGGGCCGGCACAATCTCGATCGGCCGACCGTTGACCATGACGCCGCTCTCGAACCCGGCAAGGTCCATCCCCAGGTCCTCGTTCTGCCCTTCGGCCAACTCCCGCAGCCGCGAGCCCGTGGTGTAGTTCATGTACAGGGAGTACTCGTCCCCCTTGTTGAACGTGTTGAGCCCGTCCACCGGGCTCTCGAACTTGGTTGCGAACATCATGTACCGCAGCTTGCGGATCAAGTCGTCCTTCGTGACCTGCGTATAGGCGTCCGAGCCGTTGCGCCAGGTCGGGTACGTCGTCGAGGAAATCCCCGCGACGGTGGAGTAACCGGACGGCACCGTGCCGTTGAATCCGTAGTTCGCCGCTGCGGTCTCGGCGGCAGCCGTCGCCGACTTCACGATCCAGTACGGCAGGCCGAAGAAGTCCACCGTGTTCGAGACGGCCGGGAGCCGCCAGAAGCGGTATTCCAGGTACTCGATCCACGACGCCATCGCGTGCTTGCGGCGGGCCATGATGAGATCGACGATCCGGGCCGAGCCGAAGTTCATCGACTTCTCTTGGCGGATCACCGACCAGTTGAATTCCGAATGCCGGAACGGCACCTGGCCCTGGATGATCCCGTCCACGATGTTCGGCTGCGCGGTCCAGCCGAGCGGCACGCCGCGGGCCGAGCCGTTGTTCCCCACGATCGCGTCGAACTGGGCCTCGTAACCCCCGTCCTGGAACGTGACCTTGTTCTTGTTGATGAGACGCTTCGCCGCCGGGAAACCCTGGAGCGTGCTCATCAGATCGGTGAGGCGTCCGCGTCCAAGCTCCCGGAGCGTGGTACGGATCAGGTCGACCATGTCGCCAGCTTGCAATGCCATCGTCAGACCCTCGCATCAGAGGAAAGAGGTCGGGAAGGGAACGTGAATCAGGGGAGCGTGTCTTCGGGATCGTCGTCGTGATCGACGCCGTTCAAGGAGTGCTCCTTCAGATACTCGTTGCCGGCAGCGATGGCAGCCGCGCGGCCCTTCGGCAGCGGCGTCTGGTTGCGTTGCGTGGGGCGGACCATGCCGCCGTTGCGGAAGGCGTCCTTGATCGCTTCCCGCGTCGAGTCCGCGGCTGGCGGTGGAGGAGGCGAAGGTGGGGAAGCCGCCGTCGAACCGAACAGGCCCTTGTGGGCGCGTTCGAGATCGGCCAGAAGCGACGTTTGCTTGCCGGTGCGAAGGAACCCGTTGAGCGCGTTGCAAACGGCCTCGCAGCGGAAGTCATCGCGCTGGCCACCGGGCATGTACACGTCCGGGTACTTCGAGAAGAACCCTTCCACCTGGCCCATGACCGTCGCCGCTTCCCGCGCCTGGAACTGCTGGGCCGTCCCGTTGAGCCGGGCAATCTCGGCATCCTGGGCCTTCAGGTGCTCGACCATCGCGTTCCACGGCTTCGAGAAGGTTTCGTCCCAACCGCCGTCAGGGTCCAGAGCAAACTTCGCGTACTTGTCCACCGGCGGGGCGGGCGTCCGATTCGGTTCGCCTTCGGCCCGGGCCCCTTCCGCCGGCCGGCGATCCGCGGCGAGGGCGTTCGACCGGGCCTCGTGCGCCGCCCGCTCCTGCATGTCGAACAACTTCTGTTCGAGCGCGTCCGGCGGCGTGGTCAGAATCTCCTCGTCGGAAAGCCCCAGCTTGATCGCGGCCCGCTCCACCCAGCGCTTGTGCGTGTGCGTCTCGGGCGCCGGCGGGGGTGGAGGTGCAACCGGGGCGGGCTTGGCGGCTGCGGCCGGAACAGCGGCAGCGGCAGAAGTGTCTTCGACTTCGTCTTCGGCAAACCAGTCTTCCGGCGTCGTCTGCGGGTAATCGTCGGGAACCACAACGGGCGGCACGGCCGGAACCTGGACTGTCCCTGAGGCCGGCGTGTTTTCAGTTGGCACGTGAAACTCCTTGTTAGCGTGTGAGTGTAGGGATTGGTCCGATAACTATGCAAGGGGGTTAGTGGGGAATTCCCCACCAACTCGACCACTCACTGGCTCACGATCAGGTACTCGACCTGACAGGCTGCCGTGTTTGCAATGAGGAACGGCGCGGTCACATCGGACCCGAAATGGAAGATCGCAACGCCCAGGGGCGGCACCTTGACGTGATCGTTCCCGGCCCCCGTCACGAAGCGAATCTCCACGTAGTTCGTCACGTCGAGATTCTTGAAGCCCGCCCAGCCCAAAGCCGTCACTTCCCCCAACGGGATCGCTTCTTCGCTCGTGCCGACCGAGACCTTGCCCTTCACGTACTTCTTCGTCGTCACCGCCCCGATGAACCGATCGAGCGACAGCGACTCAAACGTGCCTTCCGAGTCCGTGTACACGATCGAGGCTTGCGCCGTGAGAAGGGCCATCACTGACTCCGATAGGTGTTCGACTTGACCAGGAACGTCTCAATCTCCGAGCCCCATTCGCCGGACGGGAGCGTGACCCGGCCTTGCAGCTTCCACTCGCCGGGCACGTCGAAGTCGCCGGCCTGAATCGTGTACTTGATGACCCCGTCCACGCCCGTCGTGTTGAACACCGCCGTCTTCACGAGCAGTTCCCCGTTGGGCTTCGTGAAGTACATGCGAAGATTCGTGGCGAGGCTCACGTCCTGCGCCGCCAGGTCCTCATTCACCACCGTGCGGCGGAAGACCGTCCCCGTGTTGCCGACGCGATGCGAAACGCTCATGATTCGTTCCCCTGGCGGATCGGCATGTTCCCGCTCGTTTCCAGCGTCAGCACGAACACGTCGGCGTCGCCCTGGCGAATGATGAAGAAGCCGTCGTCGATGTCCACTTCGAGCGGGAGGAACGGGACCGACGAGCCGCCGAAGAACGTCCCGATCGCCACCCGGCGCCGCACCGGCGGCATGAGCCCGACCACCACGCTCTCGGGCGCGGGCGGGGGCGGAGGCGCGGGCGGCGGCGTCTCGAAGCCCGGCACGGACAGGTCGAATGCCAACCAGCGAGACCGGAAGGGAACCAGTGGGGAATTCCCCACCAAACCCGCTCCCGCAAGAACGGGTTCCACAACGACGCTCTGCAACGGCATCGGGAAGGAACGACGCAACACGGGAACCACCGCCCCCGTCATCCAAGCGTAAGGGTCGGATGAGGGAGGCGGCGGAGGCGGAGGAAGCAGCGGCTCAACGCGAGCCTGATAGGGAAGTAGCTTTTCCACGGACTCACTTCAGCTTGTTGCCGACGATCACCTTTTCGGCGTGGTTGAGCGACGCCTGGACTTCGTCCGCCGTCCCCGCCACGTGCCAGTTCTCCCACACCGCCACGAAACGGCCGTCCGCCAGCCGGGCGACGACGAACGCTTCCTCTTGCGCGACCAGTTCCTCAATCTTGTTCGCGGCCTTGCCCGCTTCCAGCGTGCGGACCTGTTCGGCCGTCTGAGACTTGTCGGCCCGTGCCGCCTTGATCGCCGCATCGGCCTGGCCGTCGATGATGCCCTGGAGTTGTTCCGTCGTCATAGGACTACCTTTCAGGTTCAAGGCGAGTCGGGACGATGATCGGCCTGAAGTTCTCCGGCCGTCCCTTCTCCATGTTTTCGAGCAGTTGTTCCGTGGGCACGCATTCGGCACACGACGGGCCGCAGACGGGACCCTGACAGTTCTGGCACCAGCCCCGGACGAGGCCGGACCCTGGCCTCGGCGTCCAGTGACCCCCACAGTGGCAGCACTGGAGCGTCCCCACTTCGAGGATCACCCGATCCGAGCCCGGATCAACGACCGTCACAACGCCGGCTTGCCGCGCCATAAACACCCCGGTGGGGAATTCCCCACTGAATCACTCCGTGAAGAAGATCGTCGCCCCGTAGGCTTGCGTCGAGGACGAGGTGACAGACTTCAGTCCCGCCCCGTGGTTCTGCGTGGCGGTCATTATCAGTTCGCAGCCGGGAATGGCCATGAACGTGTACGTCCCCCGGTGGTTGAGTTGGAAGCCGAGCAGTTGCTTGGCAGAAGTGTACGTCGGTTCGCCGCCGAAGACGCCAAGGCCCGAATCGTACTGCCCCGCCGGGCCGGCCGGGTCCAGGTTGTTCGGCACAAGGCCCGAGCCTTCCGTGCCTACCGCCGTCGTGCGATTCAGGAGGAAGTCGGCTTGTTGATCGACGGGCGTGGCCGCAGCACCGCCGACGACGAGTTGGTAGATCGCGCCACGGCTCGTCGGCGTGGCGGCAACGGCGAACAGGTTGACCAGCGTTTTGTCGGAGCCCGTGGCCACCGACGCCACGCGAGTACAGAACTTCTCCATGAACTTCTCCTTGATGAAGGAACTCAGTAAGCGACGGGATTCCACCGCCGAAGATCGGGAGGAATGTACGTCACGAGATCGAACGGCGGGGGCGGGCTGCCGCCGGTCTTGAATGTCGCAATCGCCGTCGAACTCCCCGAGGTGGTTGTCCAGGCCGGATTGATCGGGGCGGCCGTAATCTGCTCCAGATAGGCCAGTCCTGTCCCGAAGTTCACGCCGCCTTGGAGGTTATTGCTCTCCAACAGCGTGAATCCGAGATTGATCGAACCCGCAGCGAAAAAACCTCCAGCCGCCGCAATGAGGAGTTCGCCGTGCTCGGTCGGCGTCACGCTCCCGGTCGAACGCGGCGAGGACCCTTCGTTTTGCCCGTTCTGCTGGTCGAACGGTAACGACAACACAACGCCCGAGAAAGCGGCCACGCAGATTGAGGGAGTCACCCCATCCGAGTCGAACGTGTGGCCGGTGCCGACGGTCGGATTCTCCACGTAGAAAATCGACATCACCGAACTGAATGAGCCAGTAAATACATTCAGCTTCTGCCACGTGTTGCTCTTGGAATCCGGGATCGAGGCCGCGTCGGCGGCGTCCGAACGGACCGCGACAAGGAGCGTCGCCCCCGTCGTGTCGATGCTCGGCGACGTGCCCGCCCCTTTTTTCTTGGTGCTCACAAGGAGAGCCACGGAAAATTACCTCCACCGGAAATCTTGAAGGTATTCGGCCCGGTACTTCTCCTTCACCTCGACTTCCAAACTCGCGATTTCCGCAGAGTGATCCTTCAGCGATTCCGCGTCGGCTTGTTTCAATTTCTCTAACGTCGCTCGCTTCGCGAAGAACTCCGCGGCCTCGTCAACCTTCACTTCCGCGGGCGTGATCTTGCCGATGGTCAGCGCCTCGAAGCGTGCGTCTCTCGCTTCCAGCGCCGCCTTCCGCAGGCGTACCCACTCCGCAAACCACTCGTCCGTGAGCGTGTCGCCGGGGATTGTCTCGCCCCACGATTCGCCCAGGTCGGCGTTAGAAATCCGCACCGTGGCCACGATGTTGCCGCGGGAGCGTTGCTTGCCGATCAACTCGAATTCCCAGGCCATCGCGTTGCTCCTCTCGGGTTCCGGCGGGGTAGGGCGTTACACAGCTACCAGCGTCATCGGAAGATCGTTCCCAATCGGGTTCTCTCCTTCCGAGGAATTCGAAAGTGAAACCTCAACCCAAGTCGTGTTGTTGACGACGCCGATGATTGTGCCCGTCAGGTATGTACCAACCGCGTCGGCATCGGCCGCGATCGTTACCGTCGTCTTACCCGCAAGGTACGCCACCAACGCGGTGCCGACGTTGTTCCCCAACCTGTTCACCGCGTTTAACTGCCAGACCCTATCGGGATGGTCCCCACTGTTCGACCACACGCCAGACGTTGTGGACCCGTCGCTTCCCGACAGCCACTTGTACACCGGCGTGGGCGGTGCCAGACCGCCCCCACCCACGCGATGGACCCGCCGAATCAGCCTTGCAATGGGACGCCAGCGCATCGGTCAACTCACGTTGAGGTAATCCAGACGCACGAACTCCGAACTGCCGTGATCGTTCGTCGCCGTCAAGCGGATCGTCCAGGATCCCGCCGCAAACGTCTCTACCGGGTTCTGATCCGTGGCCTGCCCCGCGAACGGCACGTACACGGCCCCGCTGCTGTCACTCTTTTCCCAGAGCCACGCGGTCGCATCGGTCGATCCCGCAAACGTCACATCGAGGGGCGCGACGCCGATCCGCGGGGACCCGGTGAAATTCACCTGGGGGGCAAGCCCGCCCCCGCCGGCCATCCGCCGGACGCGCCGCACCAGCCGCCCGACCGGACGCCAGCGCATGGTCAATCCCCGTAGCCGCCCTGGTTGTCGTGAACGCCGTGGGCCTTCAGATACGCCTTGCGGTGCCCGCGGTCCCGCATGACGGGCTCCGCCGCGTACCCGTCCGGCGTCAACTGATAATCCGTGGGCACCCCGGCCTTCCGGTCCGTCTCCATCTTCGCCTCGACCTGATGCGGCAGCACGGCCATACCCGACGAGAGCTTCGGCCAGCAGGCCGGCGTCTGCGAGGCCAGCAGTTCGCCGCTCTTGAGCAAGTCCTTGATCCGCGTCGGGAACCGCCGGTCGAACTCCTCGCGCGTGAGTTCTTCGTCGCCGTCGAAGTAGCGGTTCACTCGGCCGTAAATCACTCGTGCCTTCGCCATCGCGTTCTCCAGTTGGTGGGGAATTCCCCACTAACTCAGTAAGGGCTTCCCGGCTGGCCGTTCTGCTGCGCGGCACCCATGAGTTGGGTCCGCTCGTTCGCTTCGCCGGCCGAGGTCCGTTCGGACGACGACACCCGGTTGTACGTCCGCTCCGTCGCCGCCGGCTTGGCCGTGCCCGACTCCGAACCGCCCATTTCCCCCGCCGTCTCGGGCGGCGTCTGGATCGAGAAGATGTCCGACAGGTCCGGTTGATCGCTGTACTTCGCCACCAAATCGAACAGCACTTGCAGGTCCATGTAGACGCCCTGCTTCTCGGCAAGCTGGGCCAGGGGAATGTAAAGCTGTTGAACCACGCCCATGATCGCCTGCATCCGGCTCTGCGGCGTTTGCGGCTGCATCGAGTAGACGTCGATCCGCAGGTTGATGTCCGAGAACGATCCCTGTTCCCGATCTTCGGGCCGCACGTTCCGCGTCGTGCTCACTTCCGGCATTCCGGGTATGGACAGTTCGCTCGTCATCGTCTTGAACGGATCGTGCCACCAGTACCAGAAGAGAGCCCGCACCGCCTTCACCGTGGCCCGCAGCACGCGCAGGGCCATGTCATCGACTTGTGCGGACGAGCCCGCCGCCAGAATCTTCTCTTGCGTCGCCGTGGGCGCTGCCGGAGCCCGGCCGGTCAGCGTCGTCAGGTTGCCGGCCATGAAGTCGAAGAGGTCCTTCAGCATCATGGCGAACTGGACGAGAGCCGCATCGGCGCCGGGCCAGACCATCGGCACCACGCCCGAGGGATCGTCCACCATGACCATCATGCCGTCCGGGGCGTCCTTGATCCGCGAGCCGTCCTTGTCGGCCGCGCCCCGCACCGCGAACACCACCTTCATCCGCTCCGCCTGACGCATGGCCTTGCGAAAGAGCGTGTTGAACCCCATGTGCAAGTCGTAGAGGTCCTGGATCGGGGCCTTCGGCATCGCGTTGTCGGGGATCGCGCCGAAACCGAGGATGTGGTAGGGGCCGCAGGGCGGGCCGACCCAGGGGACGCACTTCAAGGGTTCGCACGACGCTTGCCCTTCGCTGGGCTTGCCCTGGATCGCTTCCAGTTCCGAGGCCAGGAACAGGCACACCAGCCGGCGGCGGGGCAGATAGATTTCCCAGCACTCGATGAACTCTTCGAACTCGTCCTCACTGGTGGACTCGTCCCCTTGCTGAAGGCGATGCACCCGCTCGTCGCGATCGCTGCCCACCATGTCGTCGTACGTCTTCTCCGGGTCCCGGAACTTCTTGCGCGTCTTCGCGTCGATCTGCTCGTCGTCGGCCAGAACGTCCTTCGGGATGAGAACGCGATGCCCGACGTACGTGGCCTGACTGAACCGCCGGGCGCTCTTGACATCGAACACCCAGTCGTCGAGGTCCACAATCTCGGCGAAGGCTTCCCCGGACTCCAGGCCCCAGTTCTCGCTCACGGCGTCGCCGGGCGTCGCCAGGGCCACCTTGAGAATCCCGATCGAGAAGAAGGCATCGACCACCCAGCGCTCCAGCGTCTCGTCGAACTCCATCTTCTCCAGCTTCTCGTTCGTCCAGTCCTGAGCCGCCGTCACGTCCTTCTTCATCTTCTTCTTGAAGGTGCCCATGAGCACGCGGGGGAGTTTCGCCACCAGCAGCCGCGTCATCACCTGAATGAAGATCGACATGAGGTTGAGGGGCACCCGCTGCTCCGCCGCCCGCTCGCCGTAGTGGTTGCCGGCGTACTCCTTCACCGCCTTGGCCCGGTTCTCACGGAACGGCTTCAGGGCCCGGTACGAGGCGTTCACGGCCGCACAAAGGCGGTCGTAGTCCACGCCGGTGTCCTTCGACCGCGACCGGCGATTGCCCGAGCGTGTGGTTGTGCTTGCCATGCCGGACAGAATAGCGGGTCCGGCGAGGCATCAAAAGGTGTCAGTGGGGAATTCCCCACCAAACGGGTCATTCGTCGTCGGTTTCGTCCTCGTCCAACTCGTCGATCAACTGAGCCCGAGCGTCGGCCACCAGGTCCACTTTCGCCCGCATCGCCAGGCCGATCGCCGTGGTAAGCGACCCACGCATTCGCAGCATGTACTCCTCTTCCAGTGAGGTTTCCTTGCCCGGCCACGGGCGACACCCCACGAAGAGATACGTCTTGTAACGCTTGGCCAGTTCGCCCATCAGATCGTCCATCGTCGCCGATTCGAGCGCGTTCATCGCTTCCATGACTACCCCCAGACGTGCGCTTCTTCCGCAACGTGCAGTTCCCGGTACTGTTTCAGCCACTCCCGCGAGTACGGTGCGGCCTTCTTCTCCGCCTGCTCCGCCGGCTTCGTCACCAGGTCCTTGACCAGCATCCACGCCAGCGCGTCGGCAATCACCTCGTCGCCGTGGTTCTCCCGCGCCCCCGACTCGTCCGGGTCCGCCGCCTTGCGGTCGTGTTCGATCGTATCCCCCTTCCACACGAAGTCCAGACACGTCGAAAGCGCCGAGTCGCACGGGTTCAGAATCAACCGCGACTGCAGCGCGTGCCGGTAGTCTTCGAGCAGAACCCGCGTCGTGTTCTTGAGCGGCCACCAGCCCGGTTGATCGGAGAGCCCTTGTGCCAGACCAAACGGATTCGTCGCCCGGTAGTAGAGCCGCCGGTAGCCGATTTCCAGGACCCGCTTCGAGAACGTCACGCCCGGACCGTTCATTTCCCAGACCAGCCGCGCCCCCTCACCGCTCTCGTCGGCGAAGACCCAGCACAGCGCCACAATCAACGGTGCCAGCATCGTCGGCTCAATGTGCGAGTTGAAGTATTGCGCCACCTTCTCGCCGCGGGAGTTCAGGAACGAGAACACCGAGGGCGTGGCCCCGGTCCCCGCCGACAGGTCCCCGCCCACGCCGTACACGTCCCGGGGCGGCGCTCCGTGAATGTCCAGGTCCCGCCACATCCACAGCCGGCCCGAGGGCGTCCGCACCAAGGAGCCGCCGCCAGGAGCCTTCAGCGGCCGGCCCGTCTCGGGATCGTACATCACGTCGTAGCGGGCAATCTCCGATCGGCAGTATTCGCGGCGAAGCGTGTTGATGATGAGGGGATCGAAGAACTGGTTCGAGGAACCCTTGGGGTCCATGTCGAGGTGAAGGGCAATGTCGCGCTTCGACTTCTCGCCGCCGCGGTCGATGCACTCCTTGTCGTACCAGGGCGAGCGCAGGCCCGGATACGGTCCCCCCGCGGGCGTGCCGTCCGTCACCGGCTGGTACTCCGCCGGGTAAGGCCGCTTCCAGTCGGCCATGACCACGCGAGCCTCGCGGGCGTCCCAGTAGTACGCCCCGTTCCCCTTGTCCGGGTGCTTCGACCAGTGCATCTGCAGCTTCTTGATGCGCCGGCCGATTTCCGAGTTCCGGTCGCACAGGTCGAAGAACATCCCGCCCGTGCCGCGGTGCGTGCCGTTGAAGATGCGGCAGTTCGTCACGTCAGCCGTGTTCGAGAAGAGTTGCCGATCCTGTTTGATGAGGGAGAACTCGTCCGCGAAGATCGCCGTGGCGCGACCGCCGACGCCGGAAGTCCCCGTCGAGGCGTACCCCGAAATCGACGAGTTGGTGCGCGGGCATTCCAGGGAAAGGCGCATTCGGGTTAACTTCCCCGTCAACCACTCGGGGAGGTACGACAGGACGAAATCCAGCTTCCAGAAGAGGGAGTCGCGTTCCCCCGCCTTGTCCACGCTCTGCTCGTCCTTGGAAATCAGCGTGAACTTCTTCCAGGGCTGGAACAGCGTCAGCCAGAGCATGACCAAGAGACACAGCCACGAGGCCCCCATGTCGCGGGACTTCTCGATGACCAGGTCCTCGCCGTGCTCGATGCACCAGAGAATCCCCGGCTCGTCCCCGTCTTGGGACGTGATCGCGTGGTCCTGATAGTCCCAGGTGATGAAGGGGCCGATTTCCTTCGTGAAGCGGCCGCTCGGCTTGGGGTTGTACTGCCAAACGAAGGTGTTGATCCAGAAGAGAATGTCCGTCTCGCACATATGGCGGACGGCCCGGCGGTATTCCGGCTCGGCCAGGCACTTCTCCTGAAGCCAGAGCCGGAACTTCAAGTTCTCGATCGGGTCGCGAGGGACCGACTTGTGGTAGTCGCCGGGCGAGTACATCAACCACCCACGACGTGAGGCTGGAGGACATGCGGGCAACCCGGCGCGTTGCAATCACTCACCGTCCCACACGACGGGCACACCGGTTCCTTCACCGGCCCGCCGCCGCCTTGGGGACACGACCGCAACATCGCCTTGACGCTCGCCGCCGCGCCGTCACGGACGAGGTCCTTCATGGTCTCGTTCACCAGGTCCTTGATCGTGTCGGATTTCGTGGCCTGTTCCACCGGCACCCCACGCGGAACGCCCCGCCACACGTCAGCCGTCGTTGGTGGGGAATTCCCCACCGGCGGATCGTCCATCGGCCCCATCGACCACCCGTCAGCCGTCAACGCCTTCGGCTCCATGTCAACCTCACACGTTAAAGTGAACCGGCACCCCAGTTGCTTCGTCACATTGACTTAGCCCACGAGGTGCCATTATGACCGACCTGGAGTTCATTCGGCAACTGCTCGATGGCACCGCCACCACGGCCGAGGCCCGAAACCTCACCCCCGAACAGCGGACCTACGCACGTTACCACGCCGACACCGCGCATGAAAAAGCCCCGGCAAGCGCTTCCACCCGCCAGGGCTCCCCGACAACGGCGCTTTCTGGATCACGCCGCGGTCAGGTCTGACTCCTTGCACCGCACCGTCCGGCCCGTCGCCTCGTCCCGGACCTCGTACTCGCATGGCCCGCCCTCGTCGCACGGGCAACACTTCGACACCGTCCCCACACCGGCCGGGATATTCTCCGACTCGCAGTACGGCCGCGTCACACGCGACCCTTCCCCGAACTTCGGCGGACTCGCCGGTGACTTCTCCACCGCGTCGTCCTTGCCCTTCGCGGCCGCGTGGGCCGGGGCGTGCTTTGCATGCGTCATCATGGCTCTCCAACGTGGTGACTTCGGAACGGCGAGGGAAACTGTATCACTTCGCCCCCCACTCCGCAAGCAACCGACGTGCCAGGTCCGACACCGCCACCTCCGCACCCTCCGGCTGCACCGACTCCTTCGGCACCGCCATCGCGTGCGACTGAGCCTCACGCTCCGCCTTCGCCCGCTCGTGCTCCCGCCGATCCTTCCTGAACTCCGCCTCCACTTCCCGATACTGCTTCAAGAACGCATCCGGCTTCGACACCATGAACTCCGCCAGCGACACCCGCTCCGGATCCTCATGCCGCGCCGCCGCACCACCCTTCCACACCGCCCGCATATGAACCAACAGCTTCGGCATCGACAATCCGCCCCGAGGACGACCCGGACCCGGACCCGGAAAGTTCGTCCCCGCGATCCCCTTCGGCTTCGGCCCACGCTTCGCCATCGCTAATCCTCCACAACGATCCCCTTCTGATCCGCAATCCATTCGGTGATGCTGAGCGTCACATCATCATCCCCGTCCACATAGTTCTCCGCATCCGCCACCTGCGACTTCGGCAACCAAAACTCCTCGCCACGGTACTCCACCCGGAACGCCGCCGCCGTCTCGCGCAGGATCTTGCAACCCTCCAAATGAACGTAACGACTCTCACCCATCGCCGAACACCCCCAAAACACCCTTGTTTCCTCACCCCAGCTTCCATCAGAATGTATCCGATCCGCCGGGGTCCAAACCCACTTTCACCCGCAATAACCCCATTCCGACCACTCTTATAACGTCAACAAGCCGGGGGACGCCGAAACACCCCTCCCAGACCATCCCGACGCCCCCCAGCCGCAGACCCCAAACACAGCCCCGAATCGCCACCCAGGACCGGCCAGGGCCTTCACCCCCAAGCAACATCCTATCCGGTGGGGAATTCCCCACCAGATGGACTCCCATACCCTGCAAAACAAGGGACTGGGCACGAGGAGCGGAAGTCCCCCGGATTCCGCCCGCGAACCCCCCGGGGGTCCGGTTCAATCCGCACGCGCGGGGGGGGGGGGGCGCGGGGCGCCGGGCGGGGGGGGGCGCGCGGGCCCCCCCCCGGCCCCCAGCAGGCACCCCCCCCCCACCACCGGAGACGCA